TATGGTATTTGAAGTCTGAGCACGAGACACGTCTTCGTTTTGACGACTACTTGGAGACTGCTATGATTGAAGCTGTACCTGCTGTAGCTGGTTCTGGAGCATTGGCTGAGCTTAGCCCTGCTGCTAATTCTGCTACTGGTGGCGGCGCTGGAAGTACAGATGCTGGTTCTGACGGAATCTTCTATGTAGTAAATACTCGAGGAAATGTATTCCAAGGTATCCCAACTACATTGGCTGAGTTTGACACTATTATCCAGCGATTGGATAAGCAGGGTTCTATCGAAGAGAATGTAATCTTCGTTAACCGTGACTTCTCATTTGCTATTGATGATATGTTGGCTGCTCAGAACTCTTACGGAGCTGGTGGTACTTCTTACGGTCTCTTTGACAATGACGAAGAGATGGCGTTGAACCTAGGTTTCCGTGGTTTCCGTCGTGGCTATGACTTCTATAAGTCTGACTGGAAGTACTTGAACGACCCAACTATGCGTGGTGGTCTTAATTCGGGTAAGGTAGATGGTTTATTGGTGCCAGCTGGCTCAACAACTGTATACGACCAGATTATGGGTAAGAATGCTAAGCGACCTTTCCTTCACGTTCGGTACCGCGCTTCAGAAACTGAAGACCGTCGTTACAAGACTTGGATTACTGGTTCTGCTGGTGGAGCAGTCAATAGCTCTATCGATAAGATGCAAGTTAACTTCTTGTCTGAACGAGCTGTTTGCACTTTAGGTGCCAACAACTTCTTCTTGTTCCGTGACTAATCTCTGAAAGGGAGGGGGCAGTAAAACCTCCTCCCTTTTTCTTTTTAAACTTTAAATTCAATCGAATGAAAAATTCAAATCCTATTGTAGACAAGGTCTACAAACTCAACCGCGATGTGGCACCGTTAACTTTTACGCTGTCTTCCCGCAATACCGCTCGTAAGCCGCTTATGTATTTTGACGGACAAGTCAATCGCGCTTTACGCTATGCTCGCAATCAAAAAACGCCTTTCGAGGACGAGCAAGACGGAAACTTTATTTTAGAACCAATCGTCTTTGAAGACGGGTTCCTTTCTGTACCAAAAGAAAACCAGGTACTACAACATTTTTTAAGCCTACATCCTGATTCGGGTGCGGCATTTTCTGAAGTCGATAAGGAAAAGGACGCTCAAGAAGAGCTCGACTATATGGTCCTGGAAGCTGACGCTTTAGCTGCTGCACGTAAGATGGACCTTACCGAAATGGAAATGGTCGCCCGTGTACTACTAGAAATTGACCCTTCTAAACTTTCGTCTTCGGAGCTTAAGCGCGATATTTTAATTCTCGCTAAACGCTACCCAGAAGATTTCCTAGATGCTTTAGAAGACCCTTCGCTGGATATGTTTGGCAAGGTGGCTTTATTTCTAGAAAAGAATTTATTGGGACTTCGCAATAACGGACGCGATGTCCACTTTAATTTGAAGACTAACAAGAAACGTATGATGTCTGTTCCGTTTGGTGAAGACCCTAAGTCAGCTATCTCAGCTTACTTGAAATCTGATGACGGAATTGAAATCTTAAAGATGCTTGAGAAGCATCTAGAGTGATTTTTTAAAATACCTATCTTTGGGTTTTAATCATCTAATTTTTTAACGATGGCTTCATTTTTCACTGTAGAAACCGCTAGTTACGGTAATCTACTTATTCCGCTAGACAATCTTCTTTGGGTTAACACAGGCGGCGCTACTACCACTGATTTGTATTATGCTAACGGAGCCGCTACAACGACTTTAGACGTTATTACGGTTACTCACGATAGCGAAGCGGCTCCTTATGCTCTCGGGTCTATGATAGACGTGATTCAACAGCTTATCGTAGAGTCAGCCCAATCAAAATGGTCTGAAGCTACGATGGATATTACTAATCGAGTGCCTGCTACAATTTCTAACGTAGCGATTGGAACCGCATAAAAATAGAAACTATGAAAAAGTATTTAAATATTTTCTACAATAACGCAGAAACCCCTCCTGTATTGATTAATGCTTCTAACATTATGATGATTAAACAGGGGTCGGCAAATACGACTACCGAAATCATTTATAACGCAGATGCAGGTGCGGACACTATCGTGTTAACTCACGCTGCTGATGCTGGTTTTCTAGTTCAGAATTTCTTAGTAGCAGAAGTCGTTAAGTTGATGTCTTCGTCTTATACTAATGCAGCTCCATTGATTATGCCTCCATTGACAGTTAGTGCTGTAGCTCTTGGGGCTGGATAATAATACTTGATTGTATTGAACAGAAAGGGGTCACAAATTGTGGCCCCTTTTTTTGATTTATCTTTGTCAAAAGCGTACCTATGATAGAATCGGTCAGAAGCACGGTATTATCGATACTGAATAAGAACAATTTTGGCTATCTCTCGCCAGCAGATTTTAATCTGTACGCTAAACAAGCGCAGCTGGAGATATTCGATGAGTACTTTAACGATTATAATTACCAGATTAATAAAGAGAATGTCCGCCAGTCAGGAACGGGCTACGCTGATGTATTGCGCTCTTTAGAGGAGGTTATCGATGACTTCTCTACAATTGTGAATTTTACCACAAACTCATTTGCTCTTCCCGCTGATTATTATTTAATCAATAAAATACTTCCTACAGGTAGCAACTATGAATTAGAGCAGGTGTCTAACTCTAAGATTAACTTACTGTTGGCGTCATCTCTTACGGCTCCTACGACTGGCTTCCCCGCTTTTGTTCAAAACGGAAATACAGCTACAGCGTATCCCGCGACCATCACGTCAGGTACGATTCAGTATATCAGATATCCCCTTCCTCCAAACTGGACGTACTCAATACTTACGGCAGGCGAACCTGTATTTGACCAAAGCCAAGCCGACTACCAAGACTTTGAGCTTCCTGATGACGACGAGCCTCGTTTGGTAAATAAAATTTTACAGTACGCAGGAGTTTCTATCCGTGAGATTGATGTGGTAAATTATGCGGTAAGTCAAGAACAAATCGCCGACCAGCAAAGCAAGTAATATGGCATACCTTACTCAGTATCAATACTACGAAAACGCAGGGGCTTCTCCAGAGGATGCCAATTGGGGGTCGTATCAATATGTCAGCTTACGAGATATCGTAACCAACTACCAGCTTATGTATAGCGGTAATAACGAGTTGGTAAACGAGAAGTCTCGCTATAAGATTCTATTTCACGCTAAGAGGGCCATACAGGAGCTTAACTACGATGCGTTCAAAGAGATTAAGGTATTGCAGCTTAATGTCTCTGAGGACCTTCGCTTTGTCCTTCCTAGCGATTATGTAAACTGGGTTCGAGTTTCTTTGTTTAGAAATGGAACGGTATTCCCTTTAACGGAAAACATCCAAATCACTAGCGCACAGGCGTACCTACAAGACTCAAATAATAGAATTCTTTTTGACGAGACAGGAGCCGCTTTAAAGCCAGAGTTCTCACCTATTGATACCGAAAGGCTTAACAGCACTTTAAGGTCAATGTACATCAACGAGAACAGCCCTTACGACGGAAACGAAGGCTGGTGTATTGATGGCTTGTGGTATTTTGATTTCCCAATTGGAGGCGCTGCGTTTGGTCTAAACACTGAAACCGCTAATGCCAATCCTACATTCCGTATCGACCCCAAGGCGGGCGTTATAAACTTTAGCTCGGCTATGTCTGGTCAGAGCTGTATACTAGAATACGTTAGCGATGGTATGGAGGGAGGCGATGACTCGTTAGTTACGGTCAATAAATTGTTTGAGGACTTTATCTACTCGTATATCTCTTATGCTATCCTCAACTCTAAGATGGGAACTCAGGAGTATATAGTTAACCGTTATCGAAAGTCTAAGACCGCTCTTTTACGAAATGCAAAAATCCGTATCAGCAATATCCATCCTGGCCGATTATTGATGAACTTGCGTGGACAGAATAAGTGGATTAAATAATGGGGAACGTCAAAAGGAACTTTATCAAGGGGCGTATGAACAAGAGCGTCGATGAACGCCTTGTCCCCAATGGAGAATATATCGATGCCTTAAACGTCAGGCTAGGTTCTACCGAAGGCTCGGAGGTAGGTTCTGTAGAAAACTCTAAGGGTAATACTCGCTTGACCACCTTGCAGTATCAGGGGGTAGATTTAAGTGATTCAGCTCGATGTATTGGGGCGTTCGAAGATGGCGTTAACGAAACTATATACTGGTTTATTCACGACTCTGCTAATACAGCATCCGTAACTGGGGTCGTTGATATAATTGCGTCGTTTAGAACGACAGACGAGGTGTTGACTTATCACGTTATCAGTACATCTGTCCTTAATTTTAATCCTACATTTTTAATAACGGGTGTAAATAAGGTAGAGGACCTGCTGTTTTTTACGGACGATTACAATCCGCCTCGTAAAATTAACGTAGTTGAAAACTACCCTCAGCCTATAGCGGCAACCGACGTTGACCAGATTACCAATGACGATATAAACGTTATTAAAAGGCCACCAAACGCAGCTCCTACGCTGACGCTTATTGATATACCTGGAGAGGAGGATTATTTAGAATCTCATTTCGTGTCGTTTTCATACCGATATAAGTATGTCAATAACGACTATAGCGCGTTATCTCAGTTTACCGATGTAGCTTTTGAGAGTAGCCCCTTTAGCTTAGACCCCGCTACCAACTTTAATACTGGTATGCTTAACCGCTACAACACCGCTGTTGTGGGTATCAATACAGGAGGTGAGGATGTAGTGGGTATTGACCTTTGTTTTAAACTCGGTACAGACTCTACAGTTCGGGTCATACAGAAGTATATAAAAAGCGAAGAGGGCTGGCCTAATAACGTCGTTCAGACGGTCAACTTTACCAATCAGAAAATCTACACCTTACTGCCTCAATCAGAGATAGCGAGGCTTTACGATAACGTACCGCTTAAGGCGCAAGCTCAGACTATTATGGGCAACCGCCTAATGTATGGGAACTACATCGATGGATATAATTTGACAATTGCATCGGGGGCTCGTATAGATACCAACTACAGCGCTAAGGTGGTCTCGGAGAACCTATCGGTATTCCAAGCGGCTGGAGATGTGGCTAGTCAGGCTTACAGTATTGACCAAAACGCTGCGCCAACTACTACGGGTAAAGCTGTAATTGATTTTGCCACAGCTCCTGTATTAGCTCAAGGAGGTGTCTTTGGCTTTTCTTTTACCGTTACTCACGCTTCTTTTTCTGGCTCTGGCACAGGCTCTGCGGGCCTACCTAACCACCCTACGTTTACCATATCTTTCGTATATACCCTTCCTCAAACATACGGCAGTGTTTATGAGATGGTTACCAGTCCTGAGTTCCAATCTCAACTGGGAGCTAACGGGTCAGGGACGTACCAGTCTTTAGCGAGTTGTGCTAACGGAAGTACGTTTACCGATGTATTCAATTGTTCTTTAATTGCACCATCGGGATATACAACTGTAAACTCAGGCATAACGGCGCTTTCTCAAGGGGTCTTTATAGATGTTGACCCGCTTTCAACTGATGAGTTTGGAGTGAGCATACTGGGCGTTCAGTACAACAACACTTTAGAGGGGGACAATCAATACTTTGAGTATTTTAATGTCAGTAATGTTTCGTATTCTTTACAGCAACAGTCTTCTAATAAAAGCCTTCATAGTAACCGAGACTACGAGGTGGGCGTTGTCTATATGGATGAATACAAAAGGGCTACGACTGCTTTAACGAGCAATCAAAACGCTGTCTTTGTTCCGCCTATCAATAGTAACGATATCAATAAGATACGGGTTACTATCCCCACCAATATGACTGCCCCAAGCTGGGCGGAGACATATAAGTTTGTCCTTAAGCAATCTAAGGGCGCTTACGAAACTATATACTCAACTTTATACTACTACGACCCTAGTACAACTTCTTATTGGTTTAGGCTTATCGGTCAAGACCAAGCGCTGATAGAGGCTGGAACAGAGCTTATTGTTAAGCGAGATTCTACTGGGATTTTAAATTCAGAAACAAAAGCCGTTGTATTAGACAAGGTTTCTCAACCTACTAATTTTCTTCATCTTCTTCAAGGTTCATCTGATATCCTTGAGGTACCAGGACTTTATATGCGACTTCGTGCTGAAGGATTTAGCATTGACACAACGGTGTCTAGTTATTCCGTTGCAGGTGAAATAACTTCAGAAGCTATTTTTAATTCTCCTGGGTATCCTGACTCAACAACTACAGTAACTAATTACCTACAATACTCAACAGTAAATTACCCTTGTTTTACTGGTAACGCTTCAGATGGATATACTAGAGCTAGCGTTCCATCAGGGTCACTTGTTACTATAAAAATTAAATTTAGAAGAGACGATTTAGGTATTTTTTGCGGTGGAGATAACGGAGCTTCTTTATGTCGAATAACAAAAACAATTGCAGCTAGCCAATCTTATTCCGACATTCAAGCGTTTTGGGACGGAGAAGGAGTGGGCTCGATAATTGTTAACGCAATGAATTGTGAGGTAGAATGCCAATACAGCGGAGGTCCAAATACAAATACGTACTATCCAGGTTCTTATTCAGCTAATGCTGGTTCAAATGGCACGATAATTCCGTTTGTGCCTAATAACAATCAGATTTTCTTTTATAGCATTAGTAATGATACTGGTCCTGTGTCTACTCAGAGATTATACTTAAGGTGTCAGAACGGTTCTGGTGCCACGGGGGCAATCCTAGACAACAGGTCATCTATAACTAAAGTAAATATAACGATACAAGAACCTGGAAGTCTTATTGTTTTTGAGACTGAACCAGCGGAAGTAGCTGACGATATCTTCTATGAAGGAAGCGAAAACTATGCCATTACGGGTGGATACCACCAAGGTAACGTCACCAACCAAGACGCTACGACAGAGGGTGTAGTGGACCTGGATTTCTTTAATTCCTATTCGTTTGGTAACGGTGTAGAGAGCTATAAAATTGAGGACTCCGCTGTAGGCGAGTCGTTCCAGTTAGGAGAACGCGCTGTGTTGGTTTCTGCTCAGGACTTTAAAGAGGCCGACCGCTTTGCTGACATCACGTACAGTGGTATATACAACGACGAGAGTAACGTAAACAAACTCAATGAGTTCAACCTAGGGCTTCTTAATTTCAAGCCTTTAGAGGACGTGTACGGACCTATTCAAAAGATGGTGGCTAGAGAGACGGACATCTTGGTATTGCAAGAGGACCGTATCTCTTATGTCGTTGTCAATAAGAACGTCCTGACCGACGCTCAAGGCGGTAGCGTTTTGACCGCCGCACCTGTTATCCTAGGCCAGCAAGTTGCCAGAGTCGAAGAGTACGGTGTCTCGGCTAACCCAGAGAGCTACGCTGAGTTTGGTTTCGATAAATACTTTACCGATGCTAAACGCGGCGCTGTAATACAACTCCGAGGAACAGCGGCTAACAATGAAACGCTAACGGTAATTTCCAAGGCAGGTATGCGCTCGTGGTTTAGAGACCTCTTTAACGAGAGCTTTACCACTCAAAAGCTAGGAGGGTTTGACCCGTATCTGGATGAGTATGTATTGGCCTCTAACGATATATTACTACCTGTAGAAGCCAAGTGTATTAACTGCGGTATACCTCAAACTATTTCGATTCCACAAGCTGGGTCGACAAACTCTTTCTGCGTCAATGTAGGTAGTGCGGTAGGTGATATAGATATTGTATGGGGCGCTCCTATTCTAGGCTCTGGAGTAACTTTTGACGTAGTAGCTACTTTTGGCACTACTTATTCAGCTTTAAACCAAACGGGAGCGGGTTCGTTGACTATCCCTAAAACAGGTCTTCTTCCCAATACAGTGTCTGTTGTAATAACAGCGAATGGAGGAGCCGTCAACAACTTGCCTATTACCGTAGAGTGTCCTGACGCTACTGAGATTAACGTGATAATGGTATCGCTTAATTTAGATTGGCAGAACACCGAAACGATACACAGTCAGTTTAGATTTGAAGACGGTAGCACGCCTAGCCCTACTTACTCTGAGTTTGTTTTATTTGACGCGGGAACAAATCCCGTTGTGTCTCAGTATCAACTTCTTACAGGGGACCAAGGTTCCAGCGTTTTCCCTCCTCAAGGGGCTACGGTATATGTTCAAAGCGCAAAGCTAGCAGGCGATGTGTTTAATTTCTTACCTGCTGAAAACAATTTAAAGTACTGGAGAACTACTCAGTTGTATTCTAATACACCTGCCAACATACAGACTATACTTTCTAATTCAACCGACTTAACTGTTACGCCTGGTACTGATGGCGCTAGTCTTTATTCTGGCAATTTTAATTTTAACGGCTCGGGTAATTATCTCTATCTCGTTTACGACTATCGTCTGGCAGTGTCTTCACGGCTTTGCTATGGAGCTAAAGCCTCGGCGGCTTGCTGTTGCAGTTCTCCTTCTGTGTTTTACTTAAATGGAGACACCTTATCGACTGCAACAACGGTTTATTCTGACGCGGCTCTTTCGGTTCCAGCGGCTGATGGGTGGTATCAAGCTATTGTCAATGGAAACTCTATAGTTAGAAACCAGGTAGCAGGCGTATTGGGTTCTGTGCAAATTTGCGCTTCTTGCGTTGAAGATTGTAGGGACGTTTCTTTACCTCCAGTATCTGTAACTCTAACGGGAAATTCTTTTTATGACATCACTTACGATTTGGGCAATAGCCCTGGTGTGTCTTCTATTAGGTTTACTCCTGATATCGCTGGAGGAATATTTGTAACGTATGACGGAGTAACCAAAAGCGACTCGTCTAGTGTATCGCTAACAAACTCTACTTTAAATCCAGCTACAAACTGGTTCCCAGGTCCTTACTATGGGGATACGAGCACAGCTGGAACTCCTGCTACAGGAACAGCACAAAAATCAAAGTACAATTGGAACTATGTAGACCAAGATTTTGATGCTGACGGAGTTGAACCTATTACAATTGCAGCTGGAGATTTAACCAGTTTAACAAATGGTAACGCGGGGGATTATATTTTATATGTTTCAAAACCAACTACTACACTAACGGCTTTAACGGTTCGAATTATCAGCCCCTTAGCTACGGCTCCTGACTGGGGAATTACAGTAGAATGTCCTGTTAGATTGTCTGCTTTTTCCTCAAGTGCAGTCCAAGCTACGGGTACAGATATATGTATTCAACCATTTACCGTTAACCTTTTTAACTTACCTGTTAAAACCACTTCTTCACCTGGAGTTCCGACAAGGGGTGATTGGGTTTTTGTGGATGTATTGGGACAGACTTTAGCTTCAGAAGGTTACTACAGGGTATCTGGACATTATATTCGGGTAGACGCTAATGGAGTTATAGTAGAAAAAACAATCTGTATCTAATGGCGAACTATACTCTCACATACTCTCCTGACGTACAGGGCTGGCCTTCCTTTTATTCCTATGCTCCTGATTTAATGATTGGGATGAATAACTATTTCTATTCGTTTAACGGAGGGGATTTATATCGGCACAATACCAATGAACTTCGCAATCAGTTTTACGGAGTAGCGTATCCCACTAAAATTACCAGCGTCTTTAACGAATCTCCTACAGAGAACTCGCTTTGGAAAACCATAGAGCTGGAGTCGGACCTCAGCTGGGAAATTACTTTAGAGACCGATATCCAAAATGGATATATCGATGAGGCTTGGTTTGAAAAGAAAGAGGCTGTGTGGTTTGCGTTCGTTCGCAACCCTGACGGTAACGCGGAGCCCGCTCTTACTATTAGCCCTTCTGAGTATGTCCTTCGCTCTGTCAATGGCATTGGCTCTAATACCAGTGTAGCAGCTGGGGTTATTACATTTGGCTTTGCTGTTAGTACCATCCTTTCTATTGGCGATAACCTATATACAATCGACCCTGGTACTCCAGGTGTCCCTGCGCTAGTAGGCCCTGTAACGGCTATATCAGCTGATAGGACACAGCTTACCTTTACGTTGGCGACTGGTGGTGTTACCCCACAGAACACGTGGTATATGATGTCCGTAAAGAACGTACAGGCGGAATCGCACGGCGTACTGGGTCATTACTGCGAGTTTACCGCTACTAACTCTTCTACTTCGGCTACTGAGCTGTTTATAGTAGAAGCTCAAGTAATGAAATCGTATCCTTGAATCTCGTTATCTTTGACTAAACAATAATCATATGGCATTTGTAACCGCAGCAATAGGGCTGGCTCAGGCTGGCGTAAGCGTCTATCAAGCTCTAGAGGCTAAATCACGTATGGAAGAAGCCGAGGTAGCCGCTAAGAAAGCTTCGGCTAACGCCCTTCGCCAGACGGAGATAAACCCTTATGAGGAGCTCTCTGTTCCTACAGCGGAGTATATGCAGCAGCGAGAGGCTGCGCAGCGTATGGTTTCTGCTGGTGTTCAGGCAGGAGTGGAGGGCGACCAAAGGGGAGCTGCCGCTACAGCTGGATTGGGTCTTGCTGCGGGGCTTAAGTCAGAACAAGATATCCTCGCTTCTCAAGAGAGGTCGCTTTACCAAAGAGACGCCGCTGTGGCAGGGCAAGACGCGGTGAATCAAATCCGTCGAGAAGATATATACACCGATATGGCTACTGGAGCTCAGCAAGCAGCTGCTGACCAAGCCGCTGCACGAGCCGCTGCTATTACGGGGGCCGCTACGGGACTTAGCGCTGTAGGTGCTGAGATTGATGCGGGAAGGGCTCTTTACAAGCAGAGCAGGGGAACTAAGATGATTGGAAAACAACTTCAGGGTGACGGTCGAGAGCAGTTCCTAGGACAAGCCACTCCTATTTTAGAAGACCAGATGAGAAGTATGGCCGCTCCTCAACGTGCTCAGTTTGCTAATAAATACGGACTTGATGTAGCTACTATGGAGGCTGCCCTTGGTCAAGACGGAGACTTTGGTGGTTTCTTTGGTGGTCTAGGGAATCTCACTCAGCAAGAGCTTCTTACTCAAGGGATAACCATTGACCAGCTTAACGCTTTTAATCAAGGAAATTCTCAGATTGGAAAAATTAGACGCTTTAGATAATGAGCTACTATAAGTACGCAAAGAGGGGTGCGGATACCCGAGTAGACTGGAGTGCTATTAGCACCAACCTCGTCAAAACTCTTAAAGACCAAGAGGCAGATAGAGAGACTCAGCGTCAGGAGATTGACAAGGAGTCGGTTGCCGTAGGTAAGAGGCTAGCGGATGCACCACAAGGGGCTAATAAAGCTGCGAGTACTTGGATTTTAAACGCTTCAGCTGATGCCGCTCAGTTGATGATGACTCAAAACCGACTGCTTAAGTCTGGTATTGTAGACCCTCGCGACTTTACAATCAACAGGCAGAACGTAGACAATAGTTTTGCAGCTTTAAAAACTATAGCTGATACCGCCAATAAGGAGAGCGAGCTTACTATGAAGCGCATTAACGCTGGTGAGGGTCAGCCTAAATCTATGCAATTCGAAGGCGTAGCCGCTCAAAGAGTTAATGAGTTCCAAGACTTCTCTAAAACTCGTGTATTTTGGAATCCAGATGATGGAGTTGCTAGTATCGGAATCTTAAATGATTTAGGTACTTTAAGTGATAACCCAGCCGACTTCTCTACTATAGAAGGGGCTGTCAATCAGATGCAAGCTCGGTATGACAAGATTGAGTACACTCCTAGCCTACAGAAGTGGGCCGATAGTTTAGGAG